AGAGAGCCCATCAGAGCTCGAGAAAAGTTTCATATAGAAAACTTTGATTGGACCGAAAAACAAAAAGAGTTTATTAAGATAGCTCTAAATAAAGAGTCAAAGATATTATTTGCCAAAGGTCCAGCTGGATGCTCTAAAACCCTTTTAAGTGTTTATTGTGCTTTGCATTTATTAAACGAAGGTAAGGTCTCCGAAATAGTTTATGTAAGGTCTGCTGTAGAAAGTTCTGATTCCAGAATGGGCTTCTTGCCGGGAGACGCAGACCAAAAGCTTCATTTCTATAATTTGCCATTCCTTCATAAGTTAGAAGAGTTAGTGTGTCCTAATGTAATTAAAAAACTTCAGAAAGATGAAAGAGTATCCACTTACCCAGTAAATTTCTGTAGAGGTATGAGTTGGAATTCTAAATGTCTGATATTTGACGAATGCCAAAATAGCACGGTAAAAGAGATAGTTACTGTATTGACTAGATTAGGTATGAGCTCTAAATGCTTTGTGTTAGCTGACCCTGCTCAGACTGACTTAAAGAACGGAGCCAGAGGAGGTTTTGAAAAAATACAAAACTTATTTACAGATAAAGAAAGCAAGGACTTTGGTATAAATACTTTTGAGTTTGACGAATCCGATGTGGTGAGATCAGAGCTTGTCAAATTTTTAGTGACAAAATTTAAAGACGTTACAACTGTGAGTTAGTCATCTTTTTTATCAACAACTGTCTGCCTCCATCCATCTTTATGTAAGATGTTGGTTAAAGTGCTGCAGAACCTTCTCACTTTTGTCTCAGATACATCCCAAAAGAAAGCGTGAAAGACTTCCTCCATCATTACTGCCATTTCTCTTTTTGGTGGAAGATCAGGTGAAACATGAATCTTCGGACCTTTATAGTCAGGTGGATCACATAGGCCATCTGCGTTATAACTATAGTGAGGGCTTTTTCTGAAGATCTTATACTTTATCCCATCGTTATTAGTAAATGTGTAATTAGACATAACATTTTTTGTGTAAATTAGTGTCTAGTTGTAATAACTATTTGCTTAGTTATAAAAGATATGTCTAAGTTCAACAAAGTTACTTATTGTAAAAACTGTGGTGGCTCTAACCCTTGGGTTATGGAAGCTAAGAGTTCTTTATTGCAAAAACCAAAATTCTGTACGTCTTGTGGAACCAATTTGTCCACAGGTCAAAAGCCAGCGGCTAGCATAAAAGAGGTTGCGGCAGCAGTTGAAGTCAAGGAAGAAGAGGTTTCGATCAGTAGAGACATACCTCCTCTTGAGCTAGATTTACAAGAATGTTATTTTCCTAAAAGAGACTCTCAAGCTCTGGGTAACTTATTAAAACCAGTACCTAAAGAAGATGCCCAAGAAGAAGGCTTGCAGTAAAAAATTAAAATTTGAAGATTGTATAGAGTTAATAGACAGAGAGATTTCTAAAAGAAAGAATAAGTGGACTCTAACATCTATAGCTTGGATGGATTTTGACGATATTTCTCAAATTCTTAAAATACATATTTTCAAGAAGTGGCATCTTTACGATGAGTCAAAGCCTTTGGCTCCTTGGCTTAATAGGATAATTTCAAATCAACTTAAAAATCTCATTAGAAACAATTATAGTAATTATTGTAAACCTTGTTTAAAGTGCGCAGCTTCAGAACCAGACTCAGCATGTTCTATATACGGAACTCAAGATGGTAGATGTCCATTGTTTAAATCGTGGCTTCAGAAAAAGAAACCAGCTTATGATGTAAAGATGGCGTTGCCTCTAGAGAATCATAAAGAGCAGATTAATGAGACCGAGATATCTTCAGCTAACATAGAATTAGGTATTCAAAAGTTAAACTTTAAATTAAAAGAAATTTTAAAACCTAATGAGTGGATAGTCTACGAAGGATTCTATATAGATAATAAGACAGAACAAGAGATAGCTCAAACTTTAAATTTTAAAACAACAGAGAAGAATAGAACACCGGGATACAAACAAATAAAGAATATACAAAAAGCTATTATAACTAAAGCAAGAAAGATTTTAGAAAAGAATGATTTAGATTGGATATGACTTTAACTAATGAACAAAAATTTGCTCTTACTTCTGTAAGGGATAGATTCTTAGCTGGTGAAGAAGTTGACATATCATTAATGTACTTAATACAGGATGTCGCAGGTTTCACAGGAAGGGATGGTAGAAGTAAAGAGGGTAGGGCTGTAAAAGCTTATCTTAGTGAAATAGATTTCAACGCAATACCAGCCAGTGAATATCAGAAAGTAGACAAGCCAGAATTATCCGAAGAGCAGAAAGAATTCATTGCAAATCATAGGGGTACAATGAAATATGTTGAGATGTCTCGTATAATTTTTGGAGACGAGACTCTGACAAGCTTAAGCGCGGAAACTAGAATGGTCACAGACTATTGCAAAAGTTTAGAAGGTCAAGATTTTGAAACGCCAGAAGAAGATCAAGAGAGATTTGAGTACAAGCCACCTAAGCATCCTGACAGGGTACTGAGTAGAGTTAATAGGTTTATCCATGATAGCGGAATAGATAAAGATAGAATAACTCCAAGGCAGAAAAAGAATTTAGAAAAGTTGATGGGCTACCTTCATACTTTTAGATTTGTTCATCAAATAAGTAACTATGAACATGAAACAGAAAGAGAGTTGTTTGAATCTTCTTTTGTTAGATACACACACGACAAGGCAGATTTAACACAAGAAGAAGTTGATCAATATATAGTCTTATCTGGAGAAGTGGTTATAGCATCTAACATTCAGAGAAGAGTTGGCAGGCTTCAGAGACTACTTGATGATACAGCTAACGATAACGAGGGCAGAAGAATCTCCATGAGTTTAGTTGAGGCTATAAGCACGGCGCAGAGTGAGTATAACTCTTGTGTTAATAGACAACATAAGTTATTAAGTGATTTAAAGCAGAAAAGAAGTGATAGGTTAAGTAAGCAAGTTCAAGAAAATGCCAGCATACTCAACTTAGTAGAAACTTGGAAGGAAGAACAAAGCCGTAAGGAACTCATAAAGATGGCGGAGCTTAGAAAGAAAGCTATTAAAGATGAGGTCGATAAGCTTACAACTATTGATGATATTAAAGCTAGAATATTTGGCTTATCAGAGGAGGAAGCAATAAATGGATAAACCACTTAGTGAATGTATGAAGATGGAGCATGTCTGTAAGATAGACGGAGAGAAGTTCGAAACAGAGAAGAAGTTACATATGCATCTCCGTAAACATAAAATGCGTATGGCTGAATATTATCAAAAGTATTACCCAAGGAGAGACTTACTTACTGGAGATTTAATTAAATTTAAAAATAAAGCTCATTACTTTGCTAATTACTTTAATTCTAGACCTAATATGAAAAAGTATTTAGAATCCGCTTCTGAAGAAGATGCTAGAAAGTTTTGCGTACAAGTTATTAAAGATAGAATGGAGAGAAGAAAGATTAAATATTCTCCTACTCAAGTGGAACTTCGTTCGTCAATGATGCCACCTATATTTTATTATCAAAAACTTTTTGGTAACTATTATGACCTGTGTTGGGATCTTGGGTTATTAAAAAGATTTAATAAGCTACCTAAAAATGAGATAAAAGAAAGCATAGAAGAGGGTTATGAAATTGTAGTTGACACAAGAGAACAGAAACCTTTAAACATTAATTATGGAACTAGGAGAGAAGGTTTAAAATTTGCAGATTACTGGCTTGACAAAGAAGGTAATAAATGTTATGTAGAAAGAAAAGAGACTAAAGATTTTATAGGCACATTTACTGGTGGCTGCGATAGGTTCTCTAGAGAATTAGAAAGAGCAGAAGAGCAAGATGCTTATGTTGTTGTAGTCGTAGAAAATTCTTTAGATAACATGATGAAGTTTAACTATTTAAAATACATCACCAAAAAGGTTCAGGTTACTCCAGAGTACGTTATGAGAAATGTGAGAGACATTATACAGAAGCATGATAACGTACAGTTTTTATTTGCAAAAGGTAGGACAGAGGCTACTAGATTAACTAGAAAACTTTTCTTCTGCGGGGAAGATTACAAAAAATTAGATTTGCAGTTAGCTTACGATCTTAAGTTATTATAATGTGGTCAAGTCCTGAAAAGTACGAAAGAGAAGTCGAAGATGTCAATAGTAGATTGGCTAAGATAGAAGGCTTCCTAGAGGAGAAAGAAGCTCGTAGTACTTTAGCTCAGTTTCTTAGAAACAATTTATATTTTACCACTTTTCTATTGACTGGTATAAAACTAGCCCCATTTCAAGAGATAACTCTAAGGGGTATGTTCAATCGAAACTTCAGTATGTGTGTCTGGGGTCGTGGCTGTGGAAAATCTTTCATAGCTTCGATTTATTGTTTTCTGCAATGTATATTTGAACCAAACACTAAGATACTTATAGCTGGCCCTACTTTTCGTACAGCGAGGTTTATATTTAACAATATAGAAAAGATAGTAGAAACGAAGGAGGCTACTCTTCTAGCTCAAGCTTTTGGCGCGAAGGCTAAAAGAAACGATCAATACGAATGGAAGATAAACGGGGGCACTATAACTGCTATTCCTTTAAGTGGTGAAAAGATTCGTGGTTTTCGTGCTAACATACTTGTTCTTGATGAGTATCTACTATTGCCGGAAGACATAATTAGAAACGTACTTATGCCATTCCTTGTCGCGCCTCAAGATATGAAGCGCAGAATGGAGATAAAAGAAATAGAAGATAAGCTAGTAGCTGACGGGATAATAAAAGAAGAAGAGAGAACTAAGTTTGAGAATAAATCTAAGATGATAGCTCTATCATCAGCTAGTTACACTTTCGAAAATCTTTACAAGACTTATCAAGAGTGGGTCAACAAAATTCAGTCAGACGAAGAAGTTGGCGATGCCAAATACTTTGTTTCTCAGATGGGTTACGAGTCCTTGCCTGAGGAAATGATAGACAGGACGATTATTGAAGAAGCTCAAGAGGGAGGCTCATCACACTTTTCATTTCAGCGGGAATATTGCGCTCAGTTTACGGATGGTAGCGATAGTTATTTCAGCGCAAAGAAAATGGAGATGTGTACTCTCAAGGGGGACGAAGAGCCCTGTACCTTAATGGTAGGTAGGGGCGGAAAGCGTTACGTTATGGGTATTGACCCTAACATGAGCGATAGCCCCACGGCTGACTATTTTGCTATGTCTGTCATGGAGATAGATGATGATACAGGGCAGGGAACTTTAGTGCATACTTATGCTGGGTTAGGTAGTTTAAATAAACATGTAAAATATTTAGCTTATATTCTTCAGGCTTTTAATATTGTTTTTATATGTCTTGATAATGCTGGCTCTGATACATATTTAGATAGTTGTAATGAATCTCAATTTTTTAAAGATGTAGGTATAAATTTAAAAACCATACCTTTAAACTCTGATGCAGAAGGTATAGAATATCAAAAATCTATAAAGCAAGCTAAACAAAAATACAATCAAGAAAATTATCAAATTTGTTTTAATCAAGTATTTACTAGTAATTTTATTCGTAGGGCTAACGAACATCTTCAAGCTTGCATAGACTATAAGAAGATTTGGTTCGCTTCTAGGACAGCTTCTAACGAATCCTTTTTCAACAGGACTAGCTCCATAAGATTGCCGTACCCTAAAAAACTAGTATTTATTGATGATCGGAAAGACTGGTCTATGCTTGATTTTATTGAGCATCAGGACGATATGATTTATCAAACTAAAAAACAATGCAGCTTGGTTGAGCATAAATCAACAGCTAGAGGCTCACAGAACTTCGATCTTCCTCAACACCTCAAAAGATCCACTTCAGCTAACAAAGCAAGAAAAGATAATTATTCTTCATTAATGTTGGCGAATTGGGGGCTTAAGCTCTATAACGACATAACTAAGGCCGAAATCAACACTAATAAAGAAACTTTCGAGCCTATAATGCTTTTTTAAGTGTAAGTAAAGTCGAATAAGCTTTTATGCCTAGTAAGATAGCAACTGGACAAATAGACGAGGCAGGTTTTCGAGACCTGTTCCTCAAGAAACTCTCGGGTTCTGCTACCGTTTCATCTGGATTTTATACCATAGCGAACCCGTCTGGATATGTACCTTTGGCTGATGGGCCAGAATCTCTAACTGGATACAGTGGAGATATAATGTCTAGAACATCTGGATTAATATCTAATGTTTCTGGAGCTTTGGACGCAAGTGGAACTTTGCTTTTCGATAAAGCTGTAGATGTCTCTGGCTTTGCGACTGGACTGAATCATGATACGAGTGGCTATCTTCAAACAGAAATAGAAACTGTTTCTGGAAATTTTTCTACGGTCAGTGGCGAGTTTTTAAAGTCTGGCTCTTTCTTTTATTCAACAACAGGAGATTTTAGAACTGATGCTCCCACAGGAGCTCTATCTTACACTTCTGGAGACACTAGAGGTCTTTACGTTGTAACCGGAGATTCTACACATAAAGAAGGCTGGTCTAAAGTATCACAACATGCTGATATGACAGGTTACGTGTCTTTGTCTAGCGGGGACATAAAGACTAGCTTAGAAGCTACTGGCACTAGCCTGACAAGTTTAATATCTAATGTAAATTCAGATAGTTCAACCAAGTTTACAGCAAAGAAAACTTTTGGAGCAGGATTAAAAACTGACTTAATGGAGCTAGGAACCAATGGAGTCACAATGCGTGTCAACTCTAATAACTCTGTTAGCTTCGATGACACAAGTGGTTCTTTAGTTACTATAGCTCCCGGTTATGGTGCTGATGCACCTGTGTTTTCTGTAACAGATAAAGCGGGACTACCTTTAGTAGATATATACGATGATGATAGGTTAAACTTTGGACCTTATGGCAAAAATCCTTTTAACATTAGCGGAGAAAAAGCTTGCTTCGGTAATTACAGATCTTACTTTAGTGGCTCTGATATCCACTTAAGCGGAGATCTTACAGTTAACGATCTAATAACAGTTAGCGGCTTATCTGGTGGATACGCTATACTATCAAACTTACCTGAACATCCACATACAGGTGGTTTGCCTATTGGCACACTTTTCGTAAGCGGAAACAATACTGCTGGTAAAGGCAGACATTTAATGATAATTTAAAATGACAAAGAAAACAAAGAAACAAGAAGACGAGATTAAGCCAATGATGACTAGCTTTGCGGCTTCGCCTTATACTACTCTTGATAACCAATCCACTAGGAGCAGGAGGAATGTTGGAGGTCAAATAGAACGAACCAACAGGTTTGAAAATATTGATAATGGCTTAGTTCCTTATAAATACACAAAAGGAGTAAATAATAAAAGCTCTCTTGATGTTAGGGATGTAGTGATTCTTTGTCAAAAAGCTTATTATAATTTTGCTGTCTTTAGGAATGTCATCGACCTAATGACAGAATTCTCCTCCACTAATCTTTACTTTACAGGAGGCAGTCAAAAATCAAGAGACTTCTTAGATGCTTTATTTAAGAAGATTGATATGCAAAGTTTTCTTGATAAATTTTTTAGAGAATATTATAGATCTGGAAATTGTTTCATTCATAGATTTGACACTAAAATTCAACCAGATGACTTAAAAAGAATTACCCAAACTTACGGCGGAAGCAAGCTAACTTCAATTGCTGAAGAAAGCAAGCTGCCCTCTAGATACATTATTTTAAATCCTGCTGACATTCAAATGGGAGGAAATATATCTTTCTTTTCTGGTCAGTATTATAAAATATTGACGGACTATGAGCTAGAAAGAATTAGAAATCCAAAAACAGAAGAGGACAAAGAAGTATATGATTCACTTGATCCAGCAACAAAGAAGAGTCTGCAAGGAAAGAATGTTGGAATTATTTCTTTGAAATTAAATCCCGACAAAGTAACGCCAGTATTTTATAAAAAACAAGATTACGAGCCCTTTGCTGTGCCTATGGGCTATCCGGTTCTAGAGGATATAAACTGGAAGTCAGAGATGAAGAAGATGGATATGGCTTTGACTCGTACTACAAATCAAGCTATTTTGTTGATAACAATGGGCTCAGAACTTAAGGATGGTAGTTTGAACATTAACCAAAGAAGTATTGAGACTATGCAGAAGCTTTTTGAGAATCAATCTGTTGGTAAGGTTCTTGTTTCTGACTATACCACCGAAGCTAAATTTGTTCTTCCGGACATAGCAGGTATACTTGATCCTAAAAAATACAGTGTTGTAAATCAAGACATTCAAATGGGTCTCAACAATATTTTAGTTGGGGAAGATAAGTTTGCTAATACCAGCATTAAGATACAGGTATTTATTGAAAGACTTAAGCAAGGAAGAGATGCCTTTATTAATCAGTTTTTAAATCATGAGATTAAACGTATTTGTAAATCTCTAGGTTTTAAAAATTATCCTAAAGCTAACTTCCAAGAGATCGAACTTAAAGATAAGACGACTTGGAATAGAGTTGTAGCTCAGCTGATTCAATATGGTATCCTTACTGCTGAAGAAGGTCTTCAAGCTATAAGTTCAGGTAGACTTCCAGAACCTGAAGAGTCTTTAGAATCTCAAAAGAGATTTAGAGAGCTTAAAGACCAAGGTTTTTATTCTCCTCTTCTAGGGGGTGGCGGAGCTGGAGCACCGACTCCAGCAGGTAGGCCTGACGGGTCTACATCTCCCCAGACTACCAAAAAGGTTTCTCCTATTGGAGAAAATACTTCTGGCTCTCAGAAATTTAGCGTGGACAAAATAAAACAGAATTTAGCATTAGCTGAAAAGTTAGAAGCAGAGATTCAAGAGAAGCTTAAACTAAAATATGATAATAAAAGAGTAACAAATAAAATTAAAACTCTTTCTTCTGAATTATGTAAAATAGTTATTGCCAATGAGTCATCTGATAAATGGTTAGATAAAGCTGCTGAATATATTAATAACCCAACAGATACAAATGCAGAAGTTGTTAAAGAAATACAAAGTATAGCAATGGAGCATCAAGTTGATGAGTATTTAGCAAGTTTATTATATGCAAGTAAGGTTTAAAACATGAGTGAAAATCAAGAAAATATTCAAGACGTAAATCAGTACTTTGGTGCTGCAGAGATAGATGTAATGGTTCCGGATATTCCTTTACCTCCAGAGCCAGAAGAAAAGAAAGAAGTTAAGGACGAAGTAGACGGAGCGTTTAAATTTGCCTTTATCGGTGCTGGGCAAGGTGGCTCTAGAATTGCTGAAAGCTTTCATAAATTAGGATACAGAAAAATCGGTATCGTCAATACTGCTCAACAAGATCTCAACTCTATAAACGTAGAGAACAAGCTTTGTATTGGTGCTGGTGGAGCAGGTAAAGATAGAAGTGTTGCAGCTAAATGTTTTGAAGAAAGAAGAGATGATGTTCTTGATTTTATGCGTCGTTCTTTTGGGGAAGATGTAGATAGAATCTTTGTTTGTGCTGGGGCTGGAGGAGGATCTGGTGCAGGCACCTTAGTTCCTTTGGTTAAGACCGCTCAGGAGCTTCAAGAGACAATTAAATCTGGCTCTAAAAAGGTTGGGGTTATTTTGGCCTTACCTAAGTATTCTGAGGGCAGGAAAGTAAACGCTAATGCTTATAACACTTTGAAAGAAGCTTGCGAGTTAGTTAATCAGGGTGTTGTGTCTCCTCTTGTTATCATTGATAACGAAAAGACAAGTAAGTTGTATTCTAATGTGTCTGTTTCTAATTTTTGGCAAACAGCTAATATGAGCACGGCTGGAGTATTTCATCTATTTAACATGACAGCTTCAAAAGATAGCTCTTATTCTTCTTTTGATTCTAGTGACTACAAAAATGTTCTAGATTCTGGTATTACTATCTTTGGGGCTACACCAGTTCCTAAGTGGGATGATCCTGTAAGTATTTCTAGAGCTGTCAGAAGCATCGCTCAGAGCGGTAGTATGTCAGGAGGTATAGATGTATCTACAGCTAATTCAGCTGGAGCTATCCTTATAGGAGGTAAAGAGGTATTGGATAATATTCCACAATCTAGTCTTGATGAAGCTTTTGATCAATTAACTAGAATTCTTAGGTCTGGAAGTGTAGTACATAGAGGGATATACAGTGGTGATAAAAATAACCTTACTGTGTTTACAATTATTGGTGGTATAGCGACTCCAGAAGAGAAGCTAAAAGAGCTAATGAAACTAGGAGATTTAGACAAAGCAGTTTAAAAATAAAATTTCCATAATGGAAAAATTCAATGTAATTGATTGTATAATAGGAGAAATTTAAAATGGCAGTAGGAGACTCAGTAAGAAACGTATTCATGCTTTCCGCCAACTCGCCCGCTGGAGGCGCAGACGACGGAGGCAGCAAGTTAACCTTCCTCACCAGTGGTGCAGGAGCAGGTAAAATCAAATTCATGGGTGCTGGCGCAGCAATTAAGTCAGCAACTGATGTAGCTAAAGCAACCGATGTAACAGGTATTGTAATTCCTTTACATGGTGAAACTTTAGAGTCAGTTGGCGCGACAGAATATACTCACGGCCCATTGAATATAGTCGGTGACCCAACCGTATCGGACTACTCTTTGACCTCTGGTGATCTATTTGATAACGCAGGAAACGAAGTCCACGGTGGAGCTCAAAAATTTGTAAACGCTGTTCTTGACGGAGCTTTTAGAGCTTACACTTCAGGTGTTGATCAAGGTAGCGGTATTAGCAGCATGACAGTGAGTAGGGGAGACTTAAGTCTGTCTAATACTTCAGTTACTGATGGAACCGGTATTGTTAATACTTATACCAGATCTTATACAGTGAACTTCAAATATTATCAATCTGGAGTTATCCAACAAGGCGATAATGACACCGCTGCAAGACCTGATATTGCAACAGATGGTTCTGATGGCGTTCCGTTCTAAGTCTGATCGCTAATATTTCTCTATTGACCCCCCAATAAATTTGGGGGGTTTTTTTTATTTTTTTTATAAGTTTTTTAAAAATAAGTGTATAAACACTTAGGTAACTTAATGCAATCTTATAGTAAAATGATGTCTCTTGATGTAGAATACTCCTATGGGAAAAGACTTACTCCGATATCCGGAGATGATAACGCCGCAATGGAGTTCTCAAGTAAAGTCATGGAACTCTTAACTAGCAAAGCAAACGAACACAATTATACCACCGAACAGGAAGTTACTTCTGAAAAATTAAAAGAAATTTTTATAAAGAACTTTTCTGAATCTTTGCAGACAACACAGGCACTAGCCTCTGTAAATACTTTCTTACAAACTTGTTCTGCTGGAGTTGTAGATGACGGAGATCACTTTGAGCCCTCTATGGAAGAAATAAAAGAAGCGGAGCGAGAAGTGAAGAGACACAACTTAAGTAATTACGACTTTAGAGATGTAGATGATTTATACTTTCAAAGTGATGAACAAGCTAGAGCAGAAGCAAAAGAATGGATAAATAGTGTAATATAAAAATAAGGATAATTTAAAATGGCTAGATCAACTAATTCTCAACAAACTCAAGGAGTACCTTCTGTATCAAGGACAGCCAATAAAACAGGGGCTGGCGCGGTAGTCGCAGCAAGCAGCGGTGATACTATTGTTATAACAGATATACTAGCCTCGGCGGCTACAACACTAAGTACTTCGGCCGCAGGAGCAGACACTATTATTGCATACGCTCCGGCTGGTGGAACAAATTTAAACCAAGGTATTCAAGTACCAACTAGTTCTGGTGTCTACAGTAGCGCCGGTAACGTAACAATGAACTATTATATAATCTGATGAAATATACAACTATTTTCAGCTCAAATGTAAGGCCTGTAGTATCTGAAGAAAAAGATAAGTATTTAGCTTTAGCTTCTGCTATTGAGGTAGCTCAGTTCGTCCCTGAGGTTGATGAAAAACAAGTAGATCTTTTACCAATAGCTTTTAATGCATTTGTTGCTAATAGAGTTAATAAGAATGGCGATGTAGTTGATACTGATACAGCCATGGCCTTTTATAAAGATTTCAAAAACAAGCCAATTAATATTGAGCATAATAGAGATAGAGTTATTGGTACTATTTTAACTGCTGGATTTTCTGAATTTGGTACTGACAAACCCTTAACAGAAGAACAGGTTCAAGAAATTAAAGGGCCATTTAATGTTACTTTAGGTGGTGTGATCTGGAAGGTAGTCAACCAAAGAGTAGCAGATCTTATTGAAGAGTCAGCTGACCCAAGTAGTAACGACTATATGAAAATTAGTGCTAGTTGGGAATTAGGTTTTAAAGATTATAATTTAGTGCTTTTAGAAGGAAGTGATAAGAACATAGAGAATGGGCTAATCGTTGATAATGTAGACGAAGTTGCATCTATGGAAAAAGATTTAAAAGCTTTAGGGGGAGAGGGTAAGACTAGAGATGGAATGTTTGTTTACAGAAAAGTTGTAGGCGATGTTGTTCCCCTTGGTATAGGTCTTACTGAGACCCCTGCTGCCGACGTTGTAGGTGTTTCTACTAAAGATACAGTAGAAAAAGAAGTCGAGCAAGAAAAAGACACTTTTGCTGAAGTAGAGACTGAACCAGTTAATGCTTCACAAATAACAGAAAATAATGTAATAACCCAAAACGAGGAGTTTGAAATTATGAAAATAGAAAGTATTAAAGACATCACGAATGAGTCTTTGAAGGAGCTTTCTGCCTCGGCTGTTTCTGATTTTATCGAATCGGAACTCAAGGAAGCTTCCGAGAGATTTTCAGCCGAAAAGGAAAAGGTGGAAGCAAATCTCAAAGAAGCTCAAGAGAAGATCGAGTCCATTAACTTGGATTATGATAAAGTCAAAGCAGAACTCGAGTCTGTCAGCGAAAAGCTTACCGATCTTGAAGCCGAAAAAGCGGAAAAAGAATCCGAAGAGTTGTTCTCTCAGAGAATGGCCTCTTTAGACGAAAGATTCGCCTTGGAAGCAGAGGATCGTGAAGTTCTTGCAGGTCAGATCAAAGAATTGGACGCAGAAGGCTGGGATGCCTTTGCTAAGAACATTGAAGTTCTGCTAAGAGACAAGTCAAGAGAAGTCTTGGCTAAGAAGGAAGACGAAGCTTCTAAAGAAGCTGAAGTTGAAGAAGAAAGTAAAGCTTCCGAGGAAGTTGTGGAAGACGCTATTGATAGAGGCGAACAAGATACTGATGTTGTTCCAGCTTCTACTCAGGCTTCTGAAGGATCTACCTACGACAAGTACAAAAATGCTTTCGAGATTGATCAATTTGATATTAGTTACTAATATAAAAAGGAAAATAAAATATTATGGCAGCGTTTGTTAAAAACACTCAACGGCTAAAGCCTTTTAGGCAACACGCCGAAACGGACGTCGTAAATCTTTTTGCCCTCAAAGACGATGATGGTGATGTAATCGCTTCTCACTCGGCCCTCGCTACAGATGGTGCCAAGTTGAACAAGGGATTGCTCGTATCTGTCAAAGATGGCTGGAAGAATACTGACGATCCTGTAAACAAGACTGGTATCGGTAACGCCGGTGCCTCTTACACGAACACGGTATCATTCCGTTATGGCGCAGCTGCGTCAGTGGAGCCTTGCGCTTCGGGTACTCAACCTCTTGGCCTTACTCTTTTCGACGTCGCTGAAGTCGATGAGAATGGTGAGAAGTTGATTTACAACCCTCGCAAAGCCGCTGAAATGCAGGCTGTGGTTAGTGGTCAGGCAGTTCCTGTTTTGACCAAGGGTATTGTTCTTTACAGTGGAAATCTTACTAGTGGTGGAGCCGATTCTGTAACGGCTGGTACTAAGATCTACGCCGATGCGCTTTATGATGGAGAGCTTAGCTCTTCTTCTACTGAAAGCACTGGTGGCGCAGCTCAAACACTGGTTGGTTCTGCTCTCGGGGCAGTTGACGAAGACGGTTTCATTCTGTTGAAGATTGATCTATAATTTTAATTAGAAAGGAGATTTAATAATAATGAGACTTAAATTGAAAAACACCCCAGAGCAAGTCGAACTCATCAAAGCGATGGGCTCTAAGAACTCGCTCGTAGCTCGTGAAGCTTCTGAAGCTTTCGCAGCTTTCCTCGGCCCTGTTGTGCAGAGAGTTCTGCAGCAGGCCGCTACGGCTGGAGCAATCTATACTGATGCTCCATTTAATCAAGATGAAGGAGCTAGCTATCCTCTTGACCTTTACTACAACGAAACCAATGATGGTTACGTAAGCGTATGGTCTCAAAACGTTGCTGGTGGTCTTCCAACTTCGCAGGATGTATCCGCGATTCAAGAGTTGAAGATTGCTACTTATCGTTTGGATGCTGCTGTTTCTATCACGAAGAAGTATGCCAGACAAGCAAGACTTGATGTTGTAAGCAAGCTAATTGAGCGTATGTCTCAAGAGGTTCTACTTAAGCAGGAAAGAAATGCTTGGGCTGTGGCTTTGAACGCTTTGGCTAATGCTACCACTAGCTCTGTTACCGCCAGCTCTGTTGGCATTACAAGCTTGAAGGCTGGCTCTCATGTCATTCCAGCGTACAATCAGAATAGATTCCAGTTGCAGGACTTGAATAAGTTGATGACTCTTAATAAGAGAATCAATCAGTCTTGGGCCGCTGGTACTACTGATGCAGCTTACAGTAACGGCATTACAGACTTGTATGTTAGCCCTGAGATTAAGGAACAGATCCGTGCTTTCGCTTATCAGCCAATGAACACTGTTCAGGCTACAAGTGGTCAGACTTCTATTCCTCTTCCTGATAGCATCAGAACTGACGTGTTCAATTCTGCTGGTATGCAAGAGATCTACGGTGTTAACATCGTTGAGCTTAATGAGCTTGGAGTCGGCCAGAAGTACAATACTCTGTTTGACGAGTTTGACAGCGGTAACGTTGGTCCTCACTCCTCTGCAGGTCAAGCTACTTCCTTCTCTGGCAGTTCTATGGAACTTGCTGTTGGTGTTGATAATAGCAAGGGTGCGTTTGTTCGCGCTATTGCTCAGGAGTCAGACACAGGTGATACTTTCACTACTACTCCAGACGATCAATTCACCCAGAGAAACGAGAGAATCGGTTTCTACGGTTCTTTGGAAGAAGGTCGCGTCTGCATCGACTCACGCGCTATCGTTGGACTTACCGTCTAATTTTAGAGCATAAATATATAACGAAGCCCCCGGAAACGGGGGCTTTTTTATTTCGTTTTTTAAGGGATTTTGTGTATAACTAATTATAACGGTTAAAGGATTAAGTTATGGCAGCGAAAAGAAAATCAACAGCTAAAAGTAAGAAAGTCTCTAAGAATTCTAAAGAAATGATTCAAACTCATGCTATGGAAGAAAAGGAGACTTATTCAAAGACAACTCTAGATCAAATTTGGGGAGATACTGGTTTTTCTAAATACGGGACCTTAGAAGAAGATAAGTATATTTCACAAATCAAAGGTTTGAATAAGACAGACTTGCATGCACATGCAGTAAAGATGGGGATACTCCCTGTAGACAATAGAGAGCTCCTCACCAACAGACTAGTTAGAGAGTTTAAAAAGCATGCTCTTGCTTATAAGAAACCTAAACCATCTAATAAGAAAACTGTAGAGCCATCTGATACAGCTAAGTCTATCTTAGCGGAAGGAAGATAAATAGTGTAATTATGTCTATATGGCTCAACTTATTAGTACAGGTCAGATAGATCTTGGTGGTTTAAAAGAATTCCTACTAAGACCAGATTCTGAGAGCTTATCCGGTAGTGCGAATAACATTACCGGATTTTATCCTTATTCAGGTAACCCCTCTGGTTTTGTAGACGCCGGTCATGTCGAAAGCGTAAGCGGCGACTTATCTGGTTATATAGACTCTGTAAGTGGTGTCATAAATACAAGACTAGTAGAGTCTGGCACTAATTTAAGTGGATATACTTCCTCAGTAAGTGGTAATCTTAAAAGTGACATAACTTATCTAAGTGGTAAGAATTTAGAATTAAGCGGTAATTTTTCTACTACAAATTCAAGATCTGTTGATAATGAAGCTGACATAGATAGCCTTAGCGGCAACCTAATTACTTCTGGTCAGAATTTATCTTCATTAATAACAGGCGTAAGTGGTCAAGGCGTTAGTGGTTTTGTTACGGGTTTGATTGACTCGACAAGCGGAGTCCTTGATGTCAAGATAACTAATTTAAATACAGATTTAAGAGATCATGTAAATCAAGATTATCTTTCTAAAAGAAACGAATCTGAACTTGTCTCTGGATCGGTGTCTTTTGATAAAACTACCCGTTTTAAACAGAGTGTGGAGCTGGAAAGGGTTATTGATCACGACGAAGTAGCAACTTATCAGAGTGGCTCTAATATGTACACAATGGTTAGTGGAGCAACAGTAGGAGGGGCTGCTCATCAAGTTATGACAACTTATTTACGTTATCCTCATAGTGGAGATTCAGTTAGGCAAAATTTAATAGTAGGTTCTTTTATGTATAGTGGGGTTATACCATAATGTCGGCCAGTAATTCAAATATGCGAAAGAAAGTGGATGGGCTTACTTTATATACAAATGAAATGTATTATAAAAGTTATCCCGGCAAGCCTACTACTAACTTAATTCCTACTGCATCTAGCAACTCTGACTTTTCCGCTAGAGTTGGAAGTACTCCTAATGCTTTTTATAGAATATATAAAGATAAAGATCCAGATAAGCAAGGCATGTATAAGTCTTTGGCTACTGGGACTATGTCAAGTAACGATGTGGTATATAAGTATTCCGGGTGGTCTGATGAATACTATGGTGGCTCAGGAGTAAGTAATAAGCTTCACGGGTTACATTCTTTTGCTGCTTCAGATTTTCCTAGCTTAAAACTCCGTGTAGGTCAAGAATATATTTTTTCATGCGAAGTATTTGTCTCTAAGACGCACGGCAGAACAGAGGGGTTTTTCCCGGTAATATCTGCGACATCTACAGATCAAAACGGAAGACATTATGGATATTATGATTTTTCTAAAACTGGAACTTGGCAGGTTGTGAGCGTAGTATTTGTACCTACCTTAAAAAGCCTTGTAACGGCTACTGCTGGCACTGCTGGTACAGCAGGCACCTCGGGAACTTCTGGTATAGTAAGGACACTTAATCATACGATGTACTTTTGGCCAAACGAAGGCACAACTTCAGACAGCCAGAGGCAATATGGTTATATGCTATATAAAAACCCTCAATTAGAAACTGGTAATAAAAGAACACAATTTACAAGGAATAGTGATTCGAGAAAATCAGCAAATAGCTTAAAAGATATAAGTGGAAATAAAAATTCTTTAAGTGTTATTAATAATTTTGATGATTCATCTTTACCTATATATTCCAAAGGAAAGTTTTCTAATTTAGGCTTGACGTCTACGGCTTCAGGCTTTGCTTCATCTTTTAATACTGGAAGTACTAATAAAAAGAGTTATGAATTTTGGGTTAACTTAAAGTCGGTTAATGAAGGCGTATCGACTTTGCTTTATTCTGATGTGGCAAGAGGGTCATCTTTGTTTGTCTCAAAGGAAAGCGTGTCTAGAAAGCAGCACGTATACGTAGAGAAAGGTAAAATATATTGTACCCTATACAATGAACTTGGAGTGGTTTTTAGTGCATATACAGACAGAAGCGAGATACTAAATTCTAATTTATATCATATAGTTGTCTCTATAGACATGACAAAATCTTCTGATAATAAAGTTACTTTTTATGTGAATGGAGAAGCTAAACCTTCTTCTACTATGTCGGAGATACTACCTCCAGCTAATGTTAGATTAAATTTATTCCCTTCTAATAGTAGTAAGTTGGCAGTAGGCAATATTTTAGCTTATAGAATTTCTTCTTATAATGCAGATGGAGAGTCTATGGCTTCTGCTTTAAAAACAATATATGTAAAATCTACGAATCAAGCAGTTAGAATAACTTGGTCAAATGTTAGAGACGCTTTTGCTTTTTCTGTTTATAAGTCAGTTAACTACGTTGGCTCAGAAATGTCTAATAAGTCTTTGTTAAGTTTTGTAGGTAATCCTAATTTTGACAATGCTACTTCAACAAATATAACTTATGAAGACGACGGTACTGTTTTAACAGGGACAGGTAGGCCTAAACCTAAACCTGACTTTGATAAATATGACGCTCTTAATACTAGTTTTTACGATGGCTCTGATTTGAAATTATCAATAGGAGACTATCCAAGAAGAGCTCCAACGCTTGTGACTGGGGAAAGTCTAATTGAGAAGACAGGAGCAGAAGGCAAGATATATCAAGTTTCAGTTTACAATAGATCTTTGAGCTCTGGTGATGTTTTAAATAACTATATTCAGTCTTTAAGTAGTTTTAATGTTGGTAGTAGTTCAGCAGACTATAGTTTCTCTGCTTCTTCGGGGACTTCTACAGGTGGTTACGGAGGAGGATATTAACATGTCAAGTAAAGTAAATTACGGAAAATATAGAGTTAACACGGATGGTTTGATATTTAGAGTAGACGGATATTCCTCTAGAAGTCACGATCATAATACTGAAAATTGGAAGGATTTGACAGCTAGCGGTTTAGATGTTAAATTAGATAGCAGTGGCCTGTATAACGAGACGAGTGGCTTCTATGAATTCAGAGCTGGCACATTAAATACTCACGCCGCAATAACCGGAGAAAATTTTACGGGAGTAAGGGACTTGGGTTTATTCAAAAACAAAAACTCTAGTTTTACTGTAGAGACCTTCTTTCAATTAAAAACAGGATCGCAGCTCACTGCTCCTGATGATGGAGCTGTGATATTTGGCAATACTGATCATAACAAAAGTGGATACTCTTATGGGTTCGTCGCTCAAACTGGAAATGGAGGGGAGATAAGCGGCTTAAAGTCTGTGCTTTCGTCCAACAAAGAGGATAACGCAGCAGGAGCAGGAACTCATACTAATAGCCCTTTTACAGGAATCTCACATACTCTTTCAGATGTATCTTCTCCCTCAGTTCAACCACATACATTTTATCATGCGGCTATGACTTATAACTCTTCAGATGGCGTTATGGTTAGTTATTTAGATGGGGTACCAAAGGATACAGGCAGTTTCCCTGCTTCTCAGGAGCTTCATAAATCAACAGGAGATGGCACCTATCAGCAGTTTTATATCGGGGGAAACCCAAGTTCTGGGATAAATGTAGATATAGGTATGGTTTCAGCTTACAATAGGGCGTTAGAGAGCGGAGAGGTTGTTTCTAACTGCAAGGCCGTAAAACATAGATACGGCGGTGGCTACTAATTTTTGAAAAGTTATTATTTATTGTTTAAAACTAATAAATGAATGAAGTTCCTTTCCTAGAAGAGACTGTGCCTCTATTTGACACTCATAAACAAAGAGGTCAGCAGCTTGCCAAAGATGTAGTTATTAAGATAAACTCTTTTTCTTTCGGAGATACTTTAGCTGCTACTCCAACCATAAGAAAGCTAGCAGAGTGTTACGCTAAAAAGATAATAGTATGCACTTCCAAGCCTTTTCTTTTTGATCATAATCCTAATGTTCTTTTTACTATACATTTAAATGATTTTAACAATGAGCACTACGATAATTATGAAGTATTTGATACTTTTAATTCTATAGGAAAAGAAGATAAGTCTGGAATAGAAAAGAAGTACGCAGCTTACGACATAAGAAAAATACACTGTACTGAAATAGGATTTGACCTAAGGCCAGAAGAGTTGCATTGCGACTATTATCCCGGACCAATTGAATTTAGTAAAGAAGATCAATCTTTTCTAAGTAATAGTAATTATGTAGTTATGCATATTGGTCAAAACTGGCCTAGTAGAACTTGGCCTAGAGAAAGTTATGTGAATTTAATTAATGCTCTCAACTCAAGCGGTTTCAAAGTTGCTTTAGTAGGTTTTGATCAAAAACCTGAGCCGGGACAGTATAACCATGATAAGACTTGTTATAATTTTGAAGATTTAGAATTTGATGGCTTGAGTTTTCTAAACAGGACCTCATTAGACCAAGACTACTATATAACAAAGAACTCAGAAGCATGTATAACAATGGATACAGGCCAGCTTCACTTAGCGGGATGTACTGATACACATATTATTTATATGGGGGCTTCTGTTCACCCTTTATGGAGAGCGCCTTATAGAAACGGCTCTCAGTCTTATAAGATGACTTTTGTTGGTGGTACATGTAAATCATTTTGCGCCTCTGACCCTAAATACTCTGTAGTTGAACATAGCACTATAAATAGTGTCCCTCCACTCCCGTTCTGCCTAGAGGGTAGACCTAACTATGATTGCCAACCTACTTGGAAAGATGTTTTTGATGAAACATTAAAAATTTTAAAATGAAGAGAAGAGTATTATTTGTGCCTATGCATCTTTCTACTGGTGGCTCTCCTCAGTGGTTATTAGAACTAATAAAAGTATCAATATTAGAAAATGAAGTTTTTGTAGCGGAGTTTAATAATTATGGCACGTTTAATATACAAAAAGATAAGATAATAAATCTTGTAGGAAAGAAAAGTTATGAGTGTATAGGTCCATGTTTTTCTGATAACTGGGAAGAAGAAAGGAATAGGCTCTGGGAAATAATACAGGAATTTAAACCTCATATAATACACTTTAATGAAATACCTGAAAATTTTGAATATAATGGTTTTCCTAAAGAGTTATTAGAAAAAATTTATAGTCCAGATAGATCTTATCAAATATTCGAAACTTGCCATGATAATGCATTTGATTTTGTCAATAAGGTCCATCATCCAGATGGATACATATGTGTTTCAGATTATCATCCTAGGAAAATTAAAGATATTTTTCCTGAAGCAAATTGCTATATCTGGGATTATACAATACCTAAAAAGAATAGGCCTGATAGAGTTAAAACATTAACTAGCCTTGGCCTAGATCCTGATAAGACGCACGTACTCAACGTAGGCCTTTTTCATGAAAACAAAAATCAAAAATTCATTTACGACATAGCAAAACAAGTCTTAGATGAAAATGTTGAATTTCATTTTATAGGTAATGACTGCTATCTTTCTAATTGTGGTATTGAGGATGTAAACTTATCTAATTGCAAGGTGTGGGGCGAAAGGAGTGATGTTGAGACTTTCTATTCATGTATGGATATATTCTTTTTCCCATCCCTTAGAGAACTAAATCCTTTAAGCGTTAAAGAAGCTTTGTCTTGGGGTATGCCTGTTTTGATGAATAGGATAGAAGCATGTGACCTATATAAGAAATACGAGAATAATAAAAATGTAACTTTTATAGACGATGTCGATAGCAAAAAATATATTCTAGATAGAATTAAAAAGCCTGAGAAAAAAGATTTGAGGATAGGTCTGTATACAAGTTTTTACAATAATGCTAGATTCATACCGGGACTATACGATGAAATATCCAATCAGACTTATTCTAATTGGAAGTGGTTCGTTACAGATGATTTCAGTAAAGATGATACAGTTAAAAGCGCGCTTCTTGATTTAGCTTCTAGAGATAGTAGAGTAGTTTATTGCGAGCAAAAGAGTAAGAAAGAAATGTTTTGGAATGCGCAGCGTTTCATAACGGATGATTGCGATTATCTAGCTTTAGTTGATGCTGACGATGGTATATATCCTAAAGCTTTAGAATTTCTAGCTCATATGCTTAAAAAGAATCCTAGCGCTTTCAGTTTTTCTACTTGGTTTCATCAGTACGATGGAGACTTAAGCTTGAGAAAGAATATAACTAATCCGGACTATTCTTTTCCTAAAGGTAATTGGCACGATTATCTTGATAAACACGAAAAGGACCTTAAGTCGGATGCTTTTGATTGGTCTAATCTAAGGTCTTTTAGATTTTTCGGAGCCCTAAGGGGTCATAAAAATAAAGGCGACGTCAATATAGAAGTCAATAGTCCAGTCGAAACAGTTTCAGAAGACTCTATAAGAATGGCTCAACTGCAAAAATATGGAGACTATATACTGTTCCCTAGGCCTATGTATAAAGTTCTTAACCATGAGGAGTCTCACGCTACCCCCTCTAATGTCAACGATGAACAGGAAAAGGTGGGTAAGCAAAATTTATATAACTCAATAAAATCTACAAAAGGATATAGACATAATAAAATATTACCAACTTACTATAATTTCTTTGATGAGTTATGCGCTTTAGCTAAGTCCGATATACAATTTGAAATAGATAGAAAGAAGCTATGTTTAATTACTAATAGAGATGTATCAAAGTCTGAAGAAAGTAAGATTAGAGATTTGTATTTTGATCATGACTTTTATATTAATAAATTCGAAGAAGATATAGACTATTTCTTTTTCGATTGTAATAGTTTTTCTAAATTAGAATTATGTGAGGTTTTCAGTAAACTTAACAATATCAAAGGGCGTTTTCAAATAAACGCTTACTGCTTACTTGAGAATGAGGAAGAAGAAGGCGATAAGATAAAATACATAAACGAAATATCTTTAATGCCTTTTTCTTGGAATTCTTTTTGTAGGAATATTATTTTTAATTTTAATATAAATAAAATAAAAGACAAAGTATTTATAGAAATATGTAGCTCGTCGCTTGGAGATAACGTGGCTTGGGTTCCTTATATTGAAGAATACAGAAAAGAGAATGACTGTGATGTTTATGCATTTACTTATAAAAATGATCTTTATAGAGATAGCTATCCTGAAGTAAATTTTGTAGACAGGTTGGAAGACGTGGAAGTCATGAGCTTTGATAAAAGGCTTAAAGTAGGCTGGTTCGATGATACTCCAGATTGGGTTAAGAATCAAGAAGAGCAAAGAGCTGGGTCTTACTATTTAAATTTAGAACATAAAGAGCTTAGGCCTAAAATAGATATATTAAATAAAGAGAGAGTTATAGAAGATAAATATGTTTGTATCTCTGTGCAATCAACGGCTCAATGTAAATATTGGAACAACCCAACAGGATGGGATCAAGTTATTGAATACTTAAATTCTAAAGGTTATAAAGTTGTTTGTATTGATAGGCATGAAAGCTATGGAGGTAGAGAAAGGTATAATTATATACCATCAGGAGCTATTAATAAAACAGGAGACTTCGATTTGCAAGAAAGAATAACAGACTTGTATAACTGTGAATTTTTCATAGGTTTAGGTTCAGGGCTTTCTTGGTTAGCGTGGGGTGTTGGGAAGGATGTTGTTTTGATAAGCGGATTCAGTAACGAGGCCACTGAGTTTTATACACCTTATAGGGTAATTAATAAGAATACTTGTAATTCCTGTTGGAATAGAGAAAAGTTTGATCCTAATAATTGGGATTGGTGTCCAGACCATGAAGGCACAGAAAGAGAGTTTGAATGTTCAAAGCAAATAACTTTTGAAATGGTCAAAGAACAAATAGATAAATTAATATGAAAGTAGAAGTATCAGACGGAGAAGTATTAGATAAGCTATCTATATTAGAAATAAAATTAGACAATATAGAAGATGAGACTAAGTTAGCTAATATAAGAAAAGAACACAATATTTTAAAACAGACCATTGGTGAGCCGCCATGGCATGAGCATGTTTTTAGAAGATATGGCTTTTATGATCAATTAAAAGAGATAAATGAAACCCTATGGGAGATAGAAGACGATATAAGATTAAAAGAAAAGAAGCAAGAATTTGATGCTAGTTTTATTAAATTAGCTCGACAAGTCTATCAAATCAACGATAAGAGGGCTGAAATAAAGAAAGAAATTAACATACACACTGGATCTAATTTATTAGAAGAAAAATCTTACGAAGATTATGGTTAATAATGTGTAATTTACATAGTATATGGCGGTTAAAAGGTACGTTGGAGACAAGATAGTCGGTCTAGACAATGAGAAGGACGGAGTCCTTCATACTGTGTCTGACGGAGCAAATTATTATTCTACTGATTCCCCATATAATGTCTACATAAAAGAAAACTCAGCTTGGCAGCAAATAAGTGCTGGAGGAGGGGGAGGTTCAACTTCAGGTTCATCTGGTAGCTCTGGAACTTCTGGTACATCTGGCAGTTCAGGTACATCAGGTACGTCAGGCAGTTCTGGAACTTCGGGTACGTCTGGTAGCTCTGGAACTTCGGGTACATCGGGTAGTTCAGGTACATCAGGCACGTCAGGCAGTTCTGGAACTTCGGGTACGTCTGGTAGTTCAGGTACTTCAGGTACGTCAGGCAGTTCTGGTACTTCAGGCACATCGGGTAGTTCTGGAAATTCGGGTACATCGGGTAGTACAGGTACGTCAGGTACGTCAGGCAGCTCTGGAACTTCAGGTACGTCAGGCAGCTCTGGAACTTCGGGTACATCGGGTAGTTCAGGTACTTCAGGTACGTCAGGCAGTTCTGGAACTTCGGGTACGTCTGGCAGTTCAGGTACTTCAGGTACGTCAGGCAGCTCTGGTGCTGCTGGAACTTCAGGCACCTCTGGATCTAGTGGCTTAACAGGAGATAAATACTCAACAACTTCTTCTCAATCAAAGAGTATACCTACTTCTACCGGTGGGGCTTATGACATAGAATTTACAGACATAGATTCAGGTCTTAGTTGGACAGCGGGGCAGGATATACTTGTTTCTCATAATAATAGCAATAAATTTACAGGGACAGTAAATTCCTATAGTGGCACGACTATAAGAATTAAATGGATAGCTAATACAGGTACAGGCTCTTACAGTAGTTGGACTTTGACACAGAACGGAGCTCCGGGAGCAGCAGGAACCTCAGGTAATTCAGGCACATCAGGTACATCTGGTAGCTCTGGTGACGATGGCACTTCAGGTACGTCTGGTAGTTCAGGTACATCAGGTACGTCAGGCAGCTCTGGAACTTCGGGTACGTCTGGTAGTTCAGGTACATCGGGTACGTCAGGTAGCTCTGGTACTTCAGGTACTTCTGGTAGTTCAGGTACATCAGGTACGTCAGGCAGCTCTGGAACTTCGGGTACGTCTGGTAGTTCAGGTACATCGGGTACGTCAGGCAGCTCTGGAACTTCGGGTACGTCTGGTAGTTCAGGTACATCGGGTACGTCAGGTAGCTCTGGTACTTCAGGTACTTCTGGTAGTTCAGGTACTTCAGGTACATCAGGTAGTTCAGGTCAAGATGGCACTTCAGGTACGTCTGGTAATCAAGGTGTTCAAGGTAACCAAGGTAACCAAGGCAACCAAGGAAACGCAGGTTCATCAGGCTCATCTGGTAGTTCTGGTAGCTCTGGAACTTCAGGTACATCTGGTAGTTCAGGTACTTCAGGTACGTCTGGTAGTTCAGGTACATCAGGTACGTCAGGCAGCTCTGGAACTTCGGGTACGTCTGGCAGTTCAGGTACATCGGGTACGTCAGGTAGCTCTGGTACTTCAGGTACGTCTGGTAGTTCAGGTACTTCAGGTACATCTGGTAGTTCAGGTCAAGATGGCACTTCAGGTACGTCTGGTAATCAAGGTGTTCAAGGAAACCAAGGTAACCAAGGAAACCAAGGAAACTCAGGAACTTCAGGTACCTCTGGTAATTCTGGTGACGATGGCACTTCAGGTACATCGGGTACGTCAGGTAGCTCTGGTACTTCAGGTACGTCTGGTAGTTCAGGTACTTCAGGTACATCTGGTAGTTCAGGTCAAGATGGCACTTCAGGTACGTCAGGTAGTTCAGGTCAGTCTGGAACTTCAGGTACGTCAGGTAGTTCAGGTCAGTCTGGAACTTCAGGTACGTCAGGTAGTTCAGGTCAATCTGGAACTTCAGGTACATCTGGTAGTTCTGGAACTTCAGGTACATCTGGTAGTTCAGGTAGCTCCGGTAGTTCAGGTAGCTCTGGTAGTTCAGGTCAATCTGGAACTTCAGGTACGTCAGGTAACTCTGGTGCGGATGGTACTAGTGGCTCTTCTGGTAATCAAGGCAACCAAGGTAATCAAGGTAACCAAGGTAATCAAGGTAACCAAGGAAACTCAGGCACTTCAGGTACATCAGGTAGTTCAGGTCAGTCTGGAACTTCAGGTACGTCAGGTAGTTCAGGTCAGTCTGGAACTTCAGGTACGTCAGGTAGTTCAGGTCAGTCTGGAACTTCAGGTACGTCAGGTAGTTCAGGTCAGTCTGGAACTTCAGGTAGCTCTGGTAGTTCAGGTCAATCTGGAACTTCAGGTACATCTGGTAGTTCAGGTCAGTCTGGAACTTCAGGTAGCTCTGGTAGTTCAGGTCAATCTGGAACTTCAGGTACTTCTGGTAATCAAGGCATCCAAGGTAATCAAGGCAACCAAGGTAATCAAGGCAACCAAGGAAACACAGGTGCCTCTGGTACTTCAGGTACGTCAGGTAACTCTGGATCTTCAGGTAGCTCTGGTAGTTCTGGTAATGATGGAGGCGGCACAGGGGGTTCTGACATGCGCTATAAGAATAGTGTGAGTCAAATATCTAGCACAGTAGACAAAATTAAAAATTTAACCGGTATATATTTTCAATGGACAAATGATTCTCCTTTCTATGAAGATTATAGTGGTATGGATAGAATAGGCTTATCTGCTCAAAATTTAAAAGAAGAATTTCCAGCTTTAGTAACTAGTGGCGATGCAGTTGGCTATGATGGGCAAAATATACCAGATTTTCATACTGTGTGGTATGATAGAATGGCTGGCGTGTTTGTCGAGGCTATTAAAGAAATTGATCAAAGATTAAGAGTAGTAGAATCGGGGGTATTATAATGGGGCAAAGTTACGGACCAAAATTAGTTACTGATAGCTTAGCTTTATGTCTTGACTTAGCTGACGCAGACCCAACCTACGCGCATTTTAATAACTCAGATATAGTTACAGAAGTGGCTTTTACTAATGCAAACAGCAGTGACGAGGAAAGAATAGATAAAGGAACTGACCCGTGGGGAAGACAATCTTTTTTGGATAGGTCAGTAAATAATGACGTAGGTAGTAACTATGACGGTGGAGATACTAGTAACGTATATGCCGTAGCTAATACAAGCAAATATAGATTTACTTATTTTTTCAGAGTAGATAAGAAAGGCTCAAACGGTACATTGTACTTTGGTTTATATGGATATAATTCTAGCACTCAAAATATAGGTGTTTTTAGCCCTTCTGGTACTGGAAGTGCAAATACAAATCCGTATTTTTCGTACCCCGGACATGATCATGCCAATTTTACAGAAGGGCAGTGGTATATGTTTGTCGCATATGTGCATCCCGAAGGATCTACAGATGTATCAGACGACACTGCTGGGTATTACCACATGGGCACTGGAGAAAAAGTTACAGGCCTTAGCGTTGGAAATATTAATTATAACGGTGTTTGGCAAAATGCCACCACACAAACTCGGTTTAGATATTATCTTTATTATTCTACGGACCCTACTGTTGAGATGAGCTGGTATCAAGCTCGCATAGATTTGATTGACGGTAATGAGCCTTCTATTACTGACATGCTAAACTATCCTCCTGAGACTGTGCGAGATCTTACGGGCAATGCTAGAAACTTTAAAACAAATGGAGTGTCTTTTGATTCTACTTATAAGTCAATAAACCTAAATGGAAGCACTGACTTTTTAGAGCTTGGTACAGACCATGACTATAAAACAACTGGAGGTTTTACCATATCTACTTGGTTTAAACATGATGTGGCTGAAACTGGACTTGGGAACTTTACAGGCTCGGCAAGTATTACTTACAATAGTTGGTATTGGTCTGTTCATGGGCAAAAATTAGCTTTATGGGATCTGTCTCCCGGAAACGTTTGGAAATACGGAAACACAACAATAGCCGCAGATACATGGTACCACGCAACTTTAGTTAGTGACGCTAATAATACTCATTACTATTGTTATTTAAACGGTGAAGATGATATGAGTAGCGCTTGGAGTTCTTATAATGGATCGTGGCAATCTAGTAAAGCTGGCTTAAGAATTAGGTATATAGGAAGAGGTGACTCGAGTAATGGTAGGTATATAGATGGAAATATAGCTACTACTCATGTATGGACCAAAGCATTAACAGCGGCAGAAGTTAAATCTAACTTTAACGCTCATAGAAAAAGATTTGGAGTATAAATTATGGGAGCATCAGGGGGACCAAATATAATTAGTGACGGGCTCGTCTTCGCCTTGGACGCCGCAGACCCTCAAACGTCTAAGGCTGGGTGCATGGGTTTCACCTCTGCTGAGCAGCTAATGAAAAATTTGGCTACCAATAGTGGTAAAGGAGATACTATAACCTCAACTTCTGATGTAAGGTTAGGTAACCTAAATTTCTACACTATATATTCTATAACTTACCCTGAAGGTGATTATAATCCAGCAGGCGCCTCAGGAACTCGAGACGGTATCACCCCGGGCTTTAATGACGTTACTTCAAGTGAGTTATTAGATTTTAGTAGAGATTTAAACTACGCAGTTTGGAATAATAAAACGAATGGTTGGGTTGCTGACTCTTATTTTAATGGTGAGAGAATAGCTGGGCATTGTTATGATACTTACGATGGAGAACCATCACAACATGCGAAGTTTCAAAGTGACTACGAAGCTATAGTTAATGCTTTCCCAGATGCAACTCATATAGTTTGCGGCTCTCATGCTGCTGAAAATAATGATAGTAGTGCGGATACTTTAGCTATATTGAAAGATTTAGGTGGTCCTTCTTCTTGGCCTACTGACAGAGCAGAATATATATTGATAGGCAAACCCGGGTTAGGCGCTGGCAATGCTTACGTTTGGCAATACCAAAATGATAGTAGTTCAAGAGCGCATGCTAACGTTGGCTTACCAATATTAGGCGGTAAAAACAGCGGGGAAAATTATCTAGATTTTGATGGAACTGATGATTATTTAAGTATAGCTCAATTTGATTTTACAAGTACCCACAGTCTAGAATGGTGGTTCAATGCAGATAATCTAACAGAAAAGTATACAGGTGGTTACGCAGGCCATATGTTGGCTTGGGGACACTCTCCATCAGAGAGAATATATCTCAAAACTAATGGAGGTTTAGGTATTTATATGCATGATAGCAGCTCAGGTACTGCCTTTAATACTAGTAATTTTAGCGTTACAGCTGGAAACTGGACTCATATAGTAGTCACTTTTAATTGGGATGCTGAAAGTGTTAAATGTTATCAAAATGGCGTTTTAAAAGACACGATTGATACTTCATCTTTAGGTAGCTGGAATTATACTGGAGCATCAAATTCATATGACTATATAGATTTTGGTAGAAATGTAAGCAATAATAACATTTTCTATGATGGTAAATTAGCGTGCATTAGAATTTATGATAAAATATTAACAGATACTCAAATTAAAGCAAACTTTAACGCACATAGAAGGAGGTTCGGAGTATAATGGCTTTTCATAATAATCCAAGGATAGTTACAGATGACTTGCTTTTATGCTTAGATGCAAGTGACTCCAGTTCATATTCGGGTTCTGGAACAGTCTGGAACAATCTTGCTGACCCTAATGGCATTTCTACTTATACTTTGAGCGGATGGACGTTGGGCACAAAAGATGGCGTCAAGGGGCTGAGTCATAGCGAAAGCGTAACAACTGACAGCGCATATATTCGCTCAACTAATGTAAATGATTATTCGGCTAAAGTAGGATTTCAGTATTATATGTCTAATGGGCCTTTTACTATTTCATTTTGGGATTATCAAACGGCGTACGCAACAGATGGATCTCAAACATGCGGTTCAGCGTTTTCTACTGCCACCGACGGAACAAATGCCGACATCTATCAGATACAAATAAATCACGGATATAATTATCCGAGTTCCAACGGTTATTCTTTTAGGCTTCCAAATGGAGCTATTCCAGCAGACGCATTAGGTAATCCAGAACCTTTAAATGTTTGGGTGAACCACGTTTTAACTGTCAGTGATAATCATGCAGATGGCGTAGCTCATTATTATAGAAACGGGGTTTTGCACACCACGAATACTACTTTCACCGCATGGCCTTTCAGTACAACTGACGGATATCATTATTTAATGAGAGACGTTGATGATGAAAATAATTTCGCTGGACATCTAGCTCAGGTATTGATTTATAAAAGAGCTTTACCGGCAGCTGAAGTTAAGCAAAACTATAACGCTCATAAAAGTAGATTTGGTTTTTAATTAATACTAGCCAAACACCCTTATTTTAGTGTAATATTCTCCTAGATGGCTAGCAGTTACAATTTTTCCGTTAAACAAGGGTCTGAATTAAATACAAGGCTCACAATAACTAATGATAGTACCCCTGTAAATCTTAGTGGTTATTCTGTCAGAGGTGTTGTAAAGCATAAGTATGGCGATTCTAACGCTTTAATAGACCTAAGCCCTACCATTGTTACAGGTACTGAGGGTGCCTTATACCCAAGTGGTTACGTAGATATTTATCTTAGTGGTTCTCAAACAGCCGCTCTGCCTGTCGCAGAGGCTGTTTATGATATTGAAAGATATGTCACTGGTTCTGAGGGCGAAGAGACAGCTGTGATAAAGATGCTGAACGGTAAATTTACTATTGGTCCTGAAGTAACCACTTAAATATGGCTCAAGATGAAGTAACAGTTAATCTGCAGGGAAATGACGTAACTGCTACCGCGGTGAACGTTAGTGCGTCTACTATTCCAACCTCTAGTGTTAATTTTGTTGGAGCTCAAGGACCTTCTGGCACTTCAGGAACCTCTGGTTCATCTGGAACTTCTGGTTCTTCGGGTTCATCTGGCTCTAGTGGTACTTCAGGTTCATCTGGAACTTCTGGTTCTTCAGGTTCATCTGGATCTAGTGGCACTTCAGGTTCGTCTGGTACTTCAGGTTCGTCTGGTACTTCAGGTTCATCTGGTTCTTCTGGCAGCTCTGGTTCTTCTGGATCATCTGGGTCTAGTGGCACTTCAGGTTCTTCTGGCACTTCAGGCAGCTCTGGAACATCAGGTAGCTCTGGTAACTCTGGTAGTTCAGGTACATCAGGCAGTTCTGGCACTTCAGGTTCATCAGGTACTTCTGGCACTTCAGGGTCCAGTGGTACATCTGGCTCTAGTGGTAGTTCAGGGTCTAGTGGTACATCGGGTAGAGACGGTAACTTTGGCGGAGCCTCATTTAAATATGATTTTGAATTAGATAATATAGCTAATAGCGATCCCGGATCTGGAAATATTAAATTTAACTCTTCTATATCTAGTGGTACTAGTAATGCGACAGCTATTTATTTAGATGATAGTGATAAAGATGGTTCTGATATACAATCCTTTTTAAGAACAGTTGATGATTCAAACTCTACAATAAAAGGACATGTAAAGATAACAAAAAGATTTGATACAAGTAAATTTATTTTATTTACTATTAGTTCTGCAGTAGAGAAGACAGGTTATCATTCTATAAATGTTTCTGCTGTTTCGCAAAGTTCTTCTAGTCCTTTTGCTACAAGTGATGAACTAGTTGTAACTTTTGCCAGAACAGGTAATACTGGCGATGCAGGTACATCTGGAAATTCAGGGAGCTCCGGTTCTTCTGGAAGTTCAGGTTCTAGTGGTAACGCTGGCAGTTCAGGTACTTCAGGTAGTTCTGGTACTTCAGGTAGTTCTGGTAGCTCTGGTAGCTCTGGGTCTAGTGGGAGCTCAGGTTCTTCAGGTACATCTGGTAGCTCTGGAACATCTGGAAGCTCTGGATCTTCTGGGTCTTCAGGTAGCTCAGGGTCTTCCGGTACATCTGGTTCTTCCGGTACATCAGGATCTAGTGGAAACTCTTTTTCTGTTAGTAATGATGGAAACAATAAAGTTATAACATCTGATGGAGATGGTACTTTCACAGCAGAATCAAATTTAACATTTGACGGTACTACTGTAAACATTAAAAACGACTTAACTGTTTCTGGAAATTTAAGTGTTTCTGGCAATTTTACCCTTGGAGATGCAACTACAGACACAATAACTACAAAGGGAGACCTACATGTAGAAGATGACGCTTTCTTTGGTGACGACGTCACAATAACTGGAGACCTTACGACTAAAAGCATAACCCCTACTACTAGTGGGGAATATGACTTAGGCTCTTCTACTTTGTACTGGGGTAATATATACGCTAAGACTGGAAATTTTGATGCAAGCACTATAATCCTTGGAGATTCAGGAGCTGAAATATCTGTAAATTCAGATGGAAACATACAAACTAAAAGCAATGCAGGAGTAGTCGTAGAAGCTGGAGGTTTAAATACTAATTCCACTGCTCCCGGTAGCTTTATCGTAGAAAATGATATTCATGTAAGCGGAGGCGCTATAATTGGTGGAGAAGCTACTATAAGTGGTAATGCTGTAATTAGTGGATCAGAAATATATTTTAGCTCTATCCCTACGCAGTCTTCTATGACTGGAGTTCTCGCTGTTACTGACGATGGTAGACTTTACAAAAGTCATCATGCTGCATCTAGTGGTACTTCTGGATCTTCTGGAAGTTCAGGAAGCTCAGGAAGTTCTGGCAATACAGGTGCTACAGGAACTTCTGGCTCTAGTGGTACTTCTGGCTCTAGTGGTACATCTGGTAGTTCCGGCACCTCAG